ACGTTCAATACCGCCGTGGGGCTGGACCTGAATCACCATGAGGGTCTTGCCCTGCCGCTGGGCGTTACGCCCGTGGTCGTGGGCACCGGCGCTTCCGCGAACGTGAAGATTTCCGGCGCCGGTCGGATCATCAATGGTTCGGACACGCAAAGCCGCGAGCCGTGGCGTGAACTGTTGACGCCCGGAGGGAATTACTAATAAATGCCTTCACCCCTTGGACGATACGGCACGCGGGCGTTGACCAGCGAGTTGAAGAAGCTCGCGTCGGAAGTCCACACCATCACCAATGACGGCACGCCCGTCACCCGCGAGCAGGCCCTCGCCGACATGATCTGGAAGTTGGCCCTCGGCTGGACCGAGGTGCAGCGGGATGAAGAGGGCAACGCCAAGAAGGTGATTCATCCGCCGGTGGCGTGGGCGATGCAGTACCTCTTCGAGCGGATCGAGGGTAAGGCGCCGCAGGCGATCACCGAGGACGGCGGGGGCATCAAGGCGGCGGATCGCGTTCGCGAACTGGCCAAGGACCGGATCAACGGACTGGCCCGCGTGGCGGCGGGTCCGCCTTCGATCAAGAAAAAGGAATCCAATGGCGGCTGAAGAGGATTTTGATGTACCTCCGATCGTCGAGGCCATGATCGAAGCAGTCAAGAAGCTGGGGCCGCACGTCATGGAAGTCCGCAACTGCCACAAGTGCGGCTTGGAGTTCTGGGTGTACCACCCGTTCTGCGAGACCATCGGTTGTGGATACTGCCGCCATCCCCACGGTTCGATCGTGAAGAAGTACCTGTCGGTGCGTGAGAACCTCGTCGATACGCAATGAATCTTTTCGCCACCCAGCCTGAGTTGCCCGCGATCGAGTTCAAGCCCACCTGGACTTGCCCGATCACGGGTCTCGTTGTCCCCAAAGACCCGGCGAAGAATCTCAAGTGGCGGGCTGATCTCTTGACCGCCGCCGAGACGGACACGGAGTTGCAAGTTGACCTGTATACAGCTTGTTCGCAAAGTGCATTGTTTTTTATCAACGCCTTTGTATTCACACTGCGTATCTTTGAGCCGAATGCTCAGGGACGAGTGCAACAGGCTGAACACACCCACCTTCCCTTCGTCACTTGGCCCATCCAGGACCGACATATCCTGCGAATCGAGCACGGAATCGACGAGGGCGAATCGCTCCTGACCGACAAGAGCCGCGACATGGGCGCCACGTGGGATCATATTGCAATCCTGGCCCATCGTCTGATTTTCCGCGCCGATGAGTCCCATCTGGTTATTTCGAGGAAAGAAGATGCGGTCGATGTCTTGGACGGGACGCCGAAAAATTACCCGCACGGTTCGCTCGCTGATCCGGGTACTCTCTTTGGAAAGATCGACTATATCCTTTCGCGTCTACCCGAATGGATGCTCCCCCGGCTCTTGCGCAAAAAACTTCACGTTGTTAATCTCGACTCACGGACTCGCATTGACGGTGAATCAGCTAACGCTACGGCAGGCTCGTCAGATCGTCGAACCTCTATTACCCTCGATGAGTTCGCCAAAGTCAAGGAAGCCGAAGCGATCAAGCGCAGTACGAAGGACGTGACCGCGTGTCGCCTCGTGGTCTCGACGCCCAACGGTGCGGGAACGACTTTCAGCAAATGGCGGCAGAGCGGCACGATTGATGTGTTCGTGCTGCCGTGGTGGGAACACCCGGAGAAGGGCGCTGGTCGATACGCGGCGACCGATGAACTGGGGCGGTGGCGGATTCGCTCGCCGTGGTACGATCAGGAATGCGAGGCCCGCAGTCCCAAGGAAGTTGCGATTGAATTGGACATGGACCACATCGGGTCCGGCGACACCTTCTTTGAAGCGACGGTCATTGAGCAGCACAAGAAATTGTTTGCCCGTAAGCCAGTTCGAGCTACATCAGTCGCCTTCAAAAAGAAACTGACCGATGAAGCCCTGATCGACGCGATCCGCAAGGTGGACTTGACGAAGATCGTTTACACGGTGCCCAATGGTCCGCTGAAAATCTGGTCGAGGTTGAAGGACGGGCGGCTGGACCAGACCCGCACCTACACGGTCGGCATCGACATTTCCAAGGGGCAGGGCGCTTCCAACAGTGTCATGTCGGTGATGTGCAATGAGACCCGCGAGAAGGTCGCCGAATGGGCCGATGCCAACACGCCGCCTTATGAACTGGCGCGGCTGGCCTGCGCTATGGCGATCTGGGTGGGTGGCCGGAACAAACGTCCCTTGATTATCTGGGAGAACAATGGCGATCCTGGCTTCGATTTCGGCAGGCAACTGGTCCATTGTTACCACTATCCGTCGATCTATTTCACCCGCGCGGTGGGTACGCTTCGAGAGAAAGTCGGTAAGCGATATGGGTGGCGATCCAGCCCTGAGCAGAAAGCAGCGGCGCTGGGTCTGCTCCGTAGGGCCTATGCTCATGGCCGTTTCATTAACCACTCTGAAGCAGCCCTCAACGAAGCTCTGACGTACATTCAATATGAAAGCGGCGGCATCGGCCCGGCGGAACTGGTCGAGGAATCGGACGCCGCCCGCAAGGCCCACGGCGATCGCGTGATTGCCGACATGCTGTGCGTCGTCGCCGTCAGCGAATCGCCCAAGACCCACTACACCGATCGGGCGGCGGGGCCACGGACCTTCGCCCATCGGCTCGGCGAATTCAAGAAGCGAAAACGAGAGACCGGCAAGACCCCCACGCGATTTAATTTCGTGGGTTCAGGAATTTAACCATGCCCAGTGAAGTCTCTCCCCAAAAATTTCAACAGGCGGTTCAGCGCGGCGTCAAGCGGCTGGCCCGCTTCCGTCATGCCCGTGTCCATTTCATTCAGGAATACGCCGGGGCTTACTATGACAAGACCAGCGGGGAAATTGGTACGCGGGCGCTCAACCTGATCTTCAACGCGATCCGCGTGCTCGTGCCCACGATGGTGATGAATTTCCCCAAGCACACCATTATGACGCCGTACCTTCAGGTGCGGGATTACGCCAATTTGCTGGGGATGGCCCTCGATCAGCACGATCAGAAGATCGACATTTGCAACGTCTACCGCCGGTGCATCGTTGATGCCATTTTTACCCTCGGCATTATGAAGACGGGCCTGTGCCAGAGTGATAGCGTCTACGCCCTCAGCGACGAGGAAGGACACATCGACGCCGGCACGGTCTACACCGAATGCGTGGACTTCGACAATTTCGTGGTCGATCCCAATTCCAAAGAGCATATGTTCAAGGATGCCACCTTCATGGGCGACCGGATCACGGTCCCCCGGCAGGTGCTTCTGGATTCAGGACTTTACAAGAACGATCTGATCGAGCGGCTTCCCCGCGCTGGCGATGAGAAGAACGATCGGCGGGCCTATGCCCTGTCGATGCAGGGGATTCAGATTGATGACAACACGTCGCTGGAAGATGACGTGGAAATCATTGAACTGTGGGTGCCCGGCGCCAATGCGATCGTGACCGTGCCCGGAGCCGAGGAAGTGACCTTCGAGGACTACCTTCGCGTCGATGATTACTACGGTGTGAAGGAAGGCCCTTACTCCCTGCTGGGACTGATGCCGCCGACGCCGGGCAATCCGTTGCCCGTGCAGTTCGTGGGCGTGCTGTATGACCTGCACATCCTGGCTAATCGCATGGCCAAGAAGATCATCGAGCAGGCGGAACGGCAGAAGGACATTCCCGTTTACAAGCGATCCGCCGCCGACGATGCGGAAGAAGTGAAGAACGCCGGGGATGGCGAGGGCATCGCGGTGGAAGACCCCGATGCGGTGAAAGTCCTGTCCTTCGGGGGCCAGCAGAATTCCAACGAGCGGCACCTTGAAGCGTTGCAGGGCTGGTTCAACATGATGGCCGCGAATCCCGAACAGATCGGGGGCCAGAATGTTCAGGCCAATTCCGCCACCGCCGCCAACATCCTTCAGCAGAATGCCTCGATCGGTTTGGAGGACATGAAGGATTTGGTTTACAAGTCCGCCGCCGAGGAAGCCCGACGCCGCGCGTGGTTCTTTCACACCGATCCGCTGATGCGGGTTCCGCTGATTAAACGCCAGCCCATGCCCGCCCAGATGGGTATTGATCCGCTGACCGGCCAGAGCGCCATGCAGCCGGCGACGATGCAGGAAGTCCAGGTGATTCTCACCCCCGAAGCCCGGTCGGGTGATTTCATTGACTTCACCTTCCGCATCGAGCCGGAGTCGATGGGGCGGGTTGATTCCAAAGTACGTCTTCAACAGGCGATGGACTTGGCTCAGAAGATTTTGCCCGCCGCGATGGCCTCCGCTCAGGTGGCCATGCAACTGGGCATTCCCTTCAGCGCCCAGGCGTTCATCCTCCGCATGGCCAAGGACGCGGGAATCGAATGGATGGATGAGGTCTTCTATGACCCCAACTTCCAGATGCAGTTGCAGCAGATGCAGATGATGGGTCCGCAGATGGCCAACAGTAAGGGCACGCCCAATCTTAATCCGCAGATGCAGCAGAATGGCCAGCCGGCCAACGTCATGGCGGGCCAGCCGGATCAGCAGCAGCAATTCCACCAGTCAGCGCAAGAGGGAGCCAACGAAGGCCAGATGATGCTCCGTAAGGGCATGACCCATGCGTTCGATCTGGGGGCGGCGCCCAAGGCGCCGATGGCCAACGCCAACGCTTTTTAGCGTCCCATCACGAAGTCACAAAGGTCTCTCCACAACTGTTTGAGGAATTTTATCATGGCGAAGAAAACCAAATCGAGTATTCAGTCCGACCCCGATCAGGATATGGACAATGACTACGAAGGCAAGCGGGATGCCAGCACGCTCACGGATGCGGCGGCGATTCAAAATGACCCTGATCGGCACGCCCGCGCGGCCAAGCATCTGGAAAAGAACGCGGCGTCCGCCAAGTCGGCCCACGATACCGCCCGCAAGTCCCTGATGAAAAAGACGAAGAAGCGGATGCAGAAGACCTTTGGCCAGAATGGCCAAGGTACTTTCCAGCAGACGAAGGACCAAGAGCAGGGCGATGCGGAGAAGATCGTGGCCCAGGACGACTAGGGCGGGAATCCCGCCGAGGACCGTGTAGGCATATACCGAAAGCCATTGCTCAACATGCCGGATGGCCCGCCCCGGCGGGGTTTTTGAATGAATCATTATTTTCATAGCGGCGATCTGGGGGATGTGATTTATAGCTTGCCTACGATCCAAGCATATGGCAGGGGCATTCTCTTTCTCTATGATACCCCGGAAGTCAAAACGATGCACGGTATGACCGCAGAGCGGTTTGTGTCCATCGTACCCTTGCTCATGCGGCAGGACTGCATTGTGGACGTGCGGTGGGTCCATCCGGGG